ATTTCAAACAATTTATCAAAGGAAATAAATAATTATGGCAAAGCTTGCTTCGCGTAGTAATAAGCTGTCGGGCGTACTGGCATTTGAAGAAATGCCGGAATATGGCGTCTGCCGCAAAGTTGTCACAGTCACTGTGGCTGCTGGCATGGATGTCGGCGCTGTTCTGCAATTTGATGGCACGAGCAAATACAAATGGGTTGCTAATGCTGACGTTGCAACTCTGAATGCTGACGTTGCGGTCCTTATCGAATCGACTCTGGACGTTCCGTCGCTGGCTGCTGGCGACTATCAACTGGTGGTCCTGTACAAAGGTCACGCTGGCGTTACCGATAAAGGTCTGCTGTACAAAGATACCGTCACGTCGGGCAACCAAACCATCGTTCAAAATGCTCTGCGCGCTAAGAACATCCACGTCCGTACCCAAGTTTAATAATTAAAGGAACCTTGCAATGAGCATGACTATTCGCGACTACTTCAATAGTTTCAAAAATGCCGACTTCGTTGATGGCATTACCCAAACCCCGCTGCAATACGGCTATATCAACAGCCAAAACCTGTTCAACACGAAATCGACCAACCAGACGGCGATTATCTTTGATAAGGACTACCAAACCGTCACGCTGATGCCCCAAGTGAATCGTGGCGCTCACGCTGCTGTCCAAGGTCACGAGCGCAAGGTTGATACCTTCTCGCTGCCGCTGGCTTATTTCAAAGCTGCTGACCGGATCACCAACGAGGACATCCAAGGTTGGCGTCAACCGGGCTCGACCGACAACGAAACGTACGGTCGCGTTACGGCTGAAAAGATGGCAGACCTGCGCCTTGCTTGGGACCAGACGATGGAATACATGCGCCTGCAAGCTCTGAAAGGTGTTACCAAGTCGCCGGACGGCACTGTGATGGCAGACATGTTCTCGCAATTCAGCATCTCCCAAAGCTCGGTTGACTTCGTTCTCGGCACTTCGACCACCAACGTTGACCAGAAGATTCGTCTGCTGAAGTCGGGCATCGCTAAGAGTGTTATGAATGGTGGCGCAATCGGCGGCGTGAAAGTGCTGGTTGACCCGGTGTTCTTCGACAAACTGATTTCGCACCCGAACATGAAAGCCGCTTATCAGTTCTACATGGCTAACGGCGCTGGCAACCAAGCTCTGCGCGATGATACGACGGAGTACATGAAGTGGGGCATCATGGATCACTTCACGCACCGTGGCATCACGTTCGTGTCGTACGATGCAACGTTCAACCTGCCGAATGGTACGACGGAAGTTGCTTTCGCTGATTCGACTGGTATTGCTTATGCTGACGGTGTTAAAGACCTGTTCCGTGGCTACAACGGCCCTTCGGCAAAACTGTCGGAAGCCAATCAGCCGGGCCAAGAACTGTTTGTTCGCTCGTACGTCGATCCTCGCGATGAATACGTGGAGTTTGAACTTGAAGCTGCTCCCCTGATGTTTTGCACGAGGCCTGCATCGCTGTGGGCTGTGTCGTCGAGCAACTAAGACTTTTAGCCCTCTTCGGAGGGCTTTAGTCTCTTGAAGTTTATTTAACAGCCTTCTGAAGAGGGTTGTTATTACTATACATCTTAAAGACCAGATAGAGCATAGTAATAACAAGGAGCAACTATGACAACAAAGTTTTGTCCAAAGTGTGAAGTTATTAAACCTCTAGACGCTTTCAACGGTAAAAAGCAGAAAGCGTACGCTTGTCGTGAATGTGCCAACGCCATTAATCGAGCAAGATACAGAGATGGAAGAGATAATCCAGATTCAAAATACCGGCACGTCTATGAGACTCATATCAACTGCGCAAAGCAGTGGACAGAATCTAACCGGGAGAGGGATCGGGAAAATTCTAGAAAGTGGCGAAAAGAGAATAGGGCGCGGCGTAATGAACAGACGGCACGTAGAAAGGCTAACAAGATTAGCGCCACACCCTTGTGGGCCAGTAGCGAGTTTGATAAGTTTGTTGTTAGTGAAATGTACGAACTAGCACGACTTCGCACCGACATCACAGGAATCGATTGGCACGTGGATCACAAAGTCCCTCTTCTATCACCTTACGTCTGCGGACTCCATTGTGCAGATAATCTACAAGTGACCACTGCTGAATACAATATGAAAAAGCACAATTGTTTTTGGCCAGATATGTGGCAGGAGAATTATAATGCCGTTAATTGATTTGCAGACTAATATCGGTAAAATGAGGATGAGGCTGGGAGACTACTTAGATATTCAGCGATTACCGGACGATGTCTATCAGAGCGCACTAGACGAGAAAAATAACAATCTACGAGCAGCAACTGTCTTGTGTGGGCAATATATCTTGGCAGGCTTAGCTTTTGACTCTCAACAACGGCTAGGTGTGATTGAAGCCTATGGAAATCAAGTATTTGAGCAGTATATTCAGTTCCTAAAGCTTGTGTTGCGCGACCCAGCATTTAACGGTGTATGCCCTCTGCCATATGTTGCAGGTGCAGATGAACTTCACCCTATCTTGCAATTCAAAGAAGACTTCACTAACGCACAGAACCGCCCTACATCGGATGAGCGCTTGCATCAAATCTCCGTTGGTCCTTTTGATCCGTATAGCGGCCCTGTTGCAAACGGCGGTGTGGAGCCTCAGTAATGAACGCCCTAGACCGCACCGTAGCCAACATGATGTCCAAGTTCGGAACGCAAGGATACATATCGATTGCCATCTCTTCCGAATACGACCCAGCAACATCTGAAAACACTGTCACTTATCAAGACTACCTTGTGAATATTATGGTGTTTGATTATGTGCGCAAGAATGAGGGCGAAGGCACTGAGCAAAACACTCTCATCAAAACTGGCGATAAGCAGGTTTATGTACAGCCCTCGCAAAAAACAGAGTTGGGATTAGCTCTGCCACACCTGAGCGCAAACAGTGATTTTCTAAAGATTGGTGATGCGCAGTATAAGATTATCACAGTGAAGCAACTTAATCCGGCGCTCACACAAGATTCATGCGTTTTGTACGAACTGTACGTGCGCGAATAATAACACAGTAGATAAATAACCTAAAGGAATTAAAATGGCAGGCATGTCCGATTACTTGGAAAATAAGATTGTTGACTTTCTCTTCCGTGGGCAGACTTTCACGCCGCCTACCACCCTCTACATCGCGCTCTTTACTACTGCTGACAACGATGCTGGCACTGCCCGTGTGGAGGTTAGTGGTGGCTCGTATGCACGTGTTGCTATCACTTCGTCGCTGGCTAACTGGGCTGGCACGCAAGGTGCTGCTAGTACCTCCGCATCCACTGGCACTACAGGCACGACCTCTAATAACAATGCTATCACATTTGCAGCGCCCACAGCAAACTGGGGCACAGTTCAAGGCATCGGTATCATGGATGCTCTGACAGGCGGTAATGAACTTTGGTACGGTACACTGGCAATCCCTAAAACTGTAAACAGTGGTGATTCTGCCCCAATGTTCGCCGCCGCAGCGTTGACTGTTCAAGTTGACAACTAAGGAGGCTGCATGAAGTTTGCAAGTAGACTTAAAGTCACAGCGAGCGCACTAAGTTCTACAACCCTTAATGTAGGTACTGTTGTAACATTAGGAGGCGCATTTACAAATTGTCGTACGATGGCGCAAGCTATTAGTGACGGAATAAATGATCCCACCGCCATAAAGGTCGGAGACACTAATGTGCCGTTTGCTTTTGACGACGGCTCAAATTGGATGGATGCATATTGCAATATTACATCCAACACACAAATCACGATTACACAGATCATCTCTGGCTCTAATGGAACTGGTGCGGTCACATTTTCAGGGGCTTTGCCAACAGTGTACAACACCGTCCCTGGGGAGTATTTGCGTAGAGTTCCTGTTGATACATTCCCCGCTACGTTTTCTACAACTGTTCCGCTGACACAAATCGGCACTGTCCATATGCCGCGACAAACTGTAAGCGGAAATCTGACATTCACAGCAATGGCAGGGGCTGTACGCGGCGCCATCGCAGAATACCTGCTAATCCTGGACGGCACGAGCACACTGACCATGAATGGCTTCACCGAGCATGGCAGTTCGGTCGGTCTCTTGAATACGTCAGGCATGCCGAACACGGTGTACTTCTGGTACGACGGCTACACTTACTGGTGGAGCGCAAGTCAAGCCGCATCGCCGGTTGCAATGGACATTGTTGCGCCAACTGTATCATCTGGCAACGTGGCGGTTGCCAACGCCACCCCGTCGACCGTGACTGTCACGGCGTCCGAAGCACTCGACCCGAACTACATTCCGCCAATCAGTGCCTTCGCGATCCCCGGTCACACAGTTCTGGCCGTGCCCAGCGTAAGTGGCACCAACTTCACGCTGTCGGTGACGCCGCAGTTTGTAAACGGCGAAGTAACAACGCTGATGTACACGCAGCCAGCGTCCAACGGTCTGCGCGACTTGGCCGGTAACCTGATGGCTACCTTCCCGTCTGCCGTGACCATCACCAACAACGTCGCAGCTACCGCCAATGCCATCACGCTTGTGGCAGGTGCGTCCAGCGGCACCGTCAATGCCGCATCGCAGCCGTTCACCGTTGCCTTGGCGCCGTTCGGCGCCAACTACAGTGGCACCGCGACTGTTACGCCGAACGACGGCGGCGCTGGCGGCACCTTCAGCCCTACCAGTGTTCCGCTGACCCAGGCCAGCCCATCGGCCACATTCACCTACACGCCGTCGACCACGGGCCCGCGCACCATCGGGGTTACCAATAGCACCACGGGCAGCGCGCTGTCGAACCCGGCTGGCGTCTCGTACACCTCGAATGCGACTGCCAGCGAATCGCTATCCATCGACACCATCGCCACGCCGCAGACTGTGGGCACGGCGTTCAACGTTACTGGTACGTGGACCAACGTACAGCCGACGAACCTCGACTACCGCCTGAGCGATGATCCGGCCGGTCAGTGGACGCAGGTTGCAGCGACGATCAACGCTAATGGCACTTGGTCGTTCAGCCAAACGCCGCCGAGCGCAAGTGCTGGTCGTACCTTGAGTGTGCGCGACCGGACCAACACCAACGTCACCGCAACATCCAACACCTATGTGGTGAACGCCTCTGCTGCTTCCGTAATCCGCTTCACGCAGCTGACGGGCATCAATGAAGGCGGCACGTCGCCGAACTTCACGTACACGGGCGCCACCACGGCAGCGTATTCGTCGCAGCTTGGTCTGTCCAATCAGGGTCTGCAGTCGGGTGTGGACGGCTCGATGCAACTGACACTGATCACATCAGTTACAGACGGCTTTATTCTTGGACTGACGACAAGCTCCACGCCTGTTGCATATGGGTCGCTCCCATACGGCATCTACTGCAACGGCAATTCGGGCGCCTACAAGGTCATCACCTCTGGCTCTCCAGTTGCGGGTAATACGATCAACAACCTGGCGCGTGCGAACGGTGACTGGGTGCGCTTGCGCCGTACAGGCACAACGGTCTACGCAGAGGTCTGCAAAGACGGCATCAACTGGCAAATCTACCATTCGTGGACCGGTGTGCCAACGTCGGCGTACAAGTTCGACTTGCTGCTTAACAGCACCACGTCTGTGGGCGGCCTCGTCGGGTCGGGTCTGGCATGATGCTGCACACTCTCGGCGGCAGCCATATGCGCTTCAGTAGTGCCACCAGCAATATCGTGTTTGACGGAAATTCTCTGGTGTACGGTCAGGGTTCGACGGTGGGTAACAACATGCCCGCTCAGTTGGCTGCACTGTCGCCGCTGAGCGGGAAGGTGCCGGTGACGAACCTCGGCAAAAGCGGTCAGAACCTGACCCAGATGCGCACCGACTGTGCGGACGTCGACTCCGCATACGTAACAGGAAAGCAGAATGTACTCGTCGTATGGGAGGGTACGAACTCGCTGAACTATGGTGGTAGCGTCGCGCAGGCGTACTCCGACACGTCGCTATACTGCTCTGAGCGATTGGCGCTCAACCCATGGATCATCGTTTTGATGACGACACTACCCCGGTACAACCAAGGGGCGACGCAATCAGCTACCGACGACTACAACGCGAAGCTTGCCAGCTACAACGCACAGATACTTGCTGGCTATAAGGCAATGCGCGCGAAGGCTATTGTGGATGTGCGCCAGGCAGGCAGTCCATTCGCGTTTTCCGACTACCAGTTCGCGACATTCGACCAGCCCGCTACGAGCGGACTTTGGGCAGCGGGCGAAACCCTGCAGCGTATCCACCTGAGCAATGCCGGATACGGCGTGGTGGCGAAAATGGTCTTAAACGTGTTGCGCCGCCTGCCGCGCTGATAAGGAGGCACTTATGCTCTCATTCAATGCTGTGAGTATGGACCCAGTGGGAATGGCAGGCAATGCTAGTACAGCACCTACCCCTTGGTCCTGCTCAATAACAGCAAGTTCTACTACATCTGCCTCGCTTAGTACGTCGATTAAGTTAGTTGCAGCCATTATTGCTGCTTCAGCAGTAACAAGTAATCTTTCCACAAGCGTCCGCCTGCAAGCATCTTTGCAGGCTGTGTCCACTGTCTCCACAAGTGGTTTCGTAAATTCTATTCAGCTTGTCTCTTTGATTTCTTCGGCGCCAGGAATTTCAGGCACTCTAACATCTGCACAGATTGCCCCAACGTTCACACCAAGTGCAGCTAGGACTATTTTTGTCGAGGCTACCGCCCCTGTTTTCACAGGAAGCAAGTGGTGGAATCTTACAGATACAAAGAAACCAAGAGGGTTGAAAGACCCCGATGCAACCATTGACCTCACATTTGATTGGTCGGACTGGCTCAACGACATTGGCAGTGCAGTAATCTCGGATGTCACATTCACAGTAACTGGTGCAAACAATGTAAACGTATTTAATGACAATACGACAGCAACCATCTTCATTTCTGGAGGTGTAGTTGGCACAGCATCTACTGTGGCTTGCAAGATTCAAACAAACACAACACCCGCACGCACAGATGAACGCACTGTGTACATTGATATTGCTGATGAATGATTACCACATCAAACAACAGACGACACGAGGGTAACAATGCTCACATTTAGTTCTAATCTTAAAGCAATTCTTAACACTGCAACCACTAAGCTCGATTGGGCCAATAAGTTGCAAAATGCTCTGGGTTCTCCGCGTACTCTGCGATGCTTCAGAGATTCAAACAACACCGCGACCGACCCCTCTGCTACAGGCACAGAGTTCCTAAACATGAAGTCAGCGGGACCCCTCACAATCTCGTCCGGCAACATCACAGGCCTCGGCTCTCTTTCTGGTACTACAATCCATAATGCTGCTGACCTTTCTACTGGTGCGTCTGTTCTACGTTTGGAAGGTAATGGATACTGGGTGCAGGGCACACTTGGAATTGTTGGTTCAGGCTCAGATTTTGAACTATCCGGGAATCCCACAGGGTTGCCTAACACAGGCTATGCCTTTGCACCTGGAACTGGCACTAAAGCACCCCGCCTTCTGGCATCCGGCACTGGACCAAAAGCACCGCCAATCCAATCTACCACTCCAACTATTATCGAGCTTGTAGATTGGACAAATCCATCGTCACCTGTTGTCGTGGGTGTCGCAACATTTAAAGAAGTGAATAGGCAAGATGACTGGGTGTTTCAGGATGCTGAGATGGCTGCTGAAATTGGTGATGTAGCTATCTATCAGGTTGACGACACAATCAAGTGGACTAGCCCTATTGCACCACGACGGTTTGAATTGGGAGGGCTGCTTCTCATTGCTTCAAACTATAACACTGAAAACGGTGTGACACAGTTGGAGCAAATGCTGCTGTCGTTTAAGCCGTACGGTCGATGGGCCACATATCCAGCGATGGACACATTTGTCAAGGCGAATTATCCGGTGCTGGATAGTACTACGAGTCCGCCGACGTATGGACCTTGCTCTAATCCTGACGTAGCCGACCGAACAATTCCACCCCCGTTTAAAATCAACCTATATACGGCAACTGGATATAACAACGGCGCAGCAAATAGAGTTCCGCTTTACACGCATGAATGGAAGGCTTTCAACGATAAGCCGACACTGCCGATTAATTCCCCGCAGCTATCTGAAGTGCAAACTACAGATGAGCCGTCGATGCCTCGCTTCAATTGCGGGATGATGCTCCCTTGGCAGAATATCCGCACACGTCTGTCTTCAAAAGCTGGGAAATATTTTCCGGGGGTTGAAACGTACAGTTATGATCACCCCACATTTGGTACACACGGCGGTCCAAGTGCTAACTCATTTCACCCACTAGGTGCGTACAGGTATGGACAAGCTGACAGCATGGGGCACTGGTTTGTGCTGCCCCCATATCCCCTAAAGAACGACCAAAATAAAGACAATGCTTATCTGACAGCTTACGAATCCCGCCCTCGCGACCCAACAATGTTTACAAATCGTGATCACTACCCTTGGTATCGTGCGATGGGTTATAAGTATCAACCGGGAAGCATGTCGGGCCATGACTGGGTTACTGGTTTGGGTGGACAACGATTCGACCGTTCACCTTCCCCTTCAGTGCTGGCTATTTATGCCGCCAATCAAAATTGGAAACGTCCAGAAGGTAATGTCCCCATTCGTGATTTAGTTGAAGGTTGGGGCATGGCGTATTTTAACCACTCTAACCATTGGGTTAAAGACGCAAAAACTTTTGAGTCTCTGCCAAAAGCAGGCATACTCAAGGGCGCATGGGAGTTTGTCGGCGCGTACTATGGTAGTGATGTACCGTACGGGAAGTTGGGACAACCGCGCGGCCCTCAAGTTGCAGTGGACATTTGCGGTGTTCTGAACGGAAGGGCGCGCAGACCTCCTAATAATGACCCCGAAGGCTACATGTACTACTCTGGATGGCAGCGTGACTGCTTGCACAGTTATGCTAATGCAGGTTGGTGGGCGATCATGTTAAATAGTCCAATGCACGCCATCGCAGTAAAACATGACTTCGATACTCAGTGGATGAGTTCTTTGGGAAGTGCCCCACCAACAACAGACCCGACCTCTTATTACAGTTTGCGGACTCATGCTTGGCGAGTCTTATCTTACGTAATGGCTTGGAAATGTGCAACAGAGCATCCGTTAGGGTATTCCAGAGAAGAGATTGAAGCCCGCTTTCAAATTGAGTTGGAGCTTATTTATGATAAAATTTATAAGCCTGCGTTTATTGATAATGAGAAAACAATCTATTCCGCCGCTATTCGCAATCTTGGATCAGGCGTAACTCCAAATATTAATAACGTTGGCGCAATTTACCAAACAGCGGGAGGATCGTTGGGTCTCTATATGGTACATACGCTAACACTTATGAAGCAAGTGGGCATGTGGGCAGCGATGCGTAAGCGAAGCTATAAGTGCCAAGCTGCCTTGGATATGATGATTCGCAATCTTGACCGCTATGTTATCGACTATGTGATGGACACAGATTGCAGGGATGCGTACTACTCAATGGCGATTATTGGTAAAGCCTCTATAGACGATTACACAGTGAATGATGTCCCAGCAGACTGGTCCGCACAAAAAGTCATGATGGACCAATATTTGCCTCTCATCTCACCGTCTATAGATCGCGTTACGGCGGCAAACTATCCTGCCCCACAGAGATTCAAGGGTATGTTCCTTGCGTACGATGACAGGACTGAGGAACAGACAGGTTGTCCGCACCTCTATATGCAGTATTTGAAGGCTCGGAGAGATTATTGGCCTGAGTATCCCAATGCTCGCCTGAATTCCGCTATCGCAAAGCTACAAGCAGCCTACGATGAATATCTCGTTAAGAGAGCTGCAAACCAAGCCTATCCTATGTCCTACTTGTTCCCGTCACACGGGCCACTGTTGCCGCCAACTGAAGTCGGCCCAAAAGAATGAGGCACATTATGAAAGACCAATTTCTATTTGCCGATGTGCTCTCAACCTATGAGGAGGTATAATGGCAACTATTACTACTCTCAAGATCGGTAGTGCGGCTTCGGGTCGAGACTTTTCAACAGTTGCGGCAGCATGGGCATCTACTCCATCTGACTGGGTTGCTGCGGATGTAGCGTACATTTTTGAGATGTACAATGACTCCGAGTTTGTCCCGACTGCTGCATGGGATTTTACCGGAAAGACAAAGGACGCTACTCACAATTTAATAGTTCGTCCAGCGGCAGGGCAAGGTTTCAAAGATAATCCAAACCTTTTGACGAATGCCCTGAGATATAACCAAGCAAATGGCGTAGCAGTCAATTTTAACATTGGATACGCTACGCATATTACTGTAGGCGACTATGTAACTGTTGAAGGTTTGCAGATTAAATCTTCCGGTAACGGAGGGGTGTGCGCAATCGGAGTGACAGGCACAGTCGGAAATGGTAAGACTGATAATTGTTTGATCGAGTTTGCAGGAAATAACAGCTTTGCACGAGCCATTCAGATTAAATCAGGTTCGGCAAAGAATATGTATGTTATTCTGACAGCGGCTGTGTCTGAGGGTATTCACTTTAATGCTTATGGTGTTAACCCTTACGCTGAAAATAACACTGTTGTGCGGCTGTCAAATCTGGCCGCCGCTACAGCACCTGCATACGGTAGTGACATTGCTGGGGCCAAGGTCGTAAACTGCGCAGGATTCGGGTGCAGTGCATTTTCTACACGCTCTGATTTTGTTGGCTCTAACAATGCTAGCGACGGTAATATTCTGTTTGGTACAAACAACAAAACTAATCTTGTTTATGCAAGTCAGTTTGTTGACACTGTAAATGACTTTCGGGTTAAAACTGGATCGGGGCTGATTGACGCAGGCACAACCCCTAGCACTGACAATACGTCAACAATTACTGGTGTCCGTCAACAGGGCACTTCTGCTGATATCGGTGCGTGGGAGACACCGTCTGCTATTCAAGCTCCTACCGCAACTGTAACAAACATTACAACCACTAATCAGAACGTTGTAATAACAGGTACAACGACAGGTAATCCGACAAATGGTGCTGCATCGCTTACTGTCACGCCGATGCCTTACAACTCGGGTGTTGCACAAGGACCAGTAAATATTACGTTTGGCTCTGGCACATTTACGGCGACATTCCCCGCTGTGAAGGCTGGCCGTTATACACTGAGTTTTTCTATTGCTAACGCATACTACAATATTGCAGGCAATAATCCGCTTGGCACTATTGAAGTTGTAGGTCCAAAAGCACTGAGCTTAGTGCAGGATGATGTAACAACTGGTCAGATTCTTACAATTCATGGAACTGTTCAGGGCGCCACATCTGGTCAGCTTATTGTTCCAGCATCGGCGAATACTCCCGGCGTTGCCAACCAAAGTTCTGCTGTCACGATTAATACTGGCGTGGCGCCTAACACATTCACAGTTTCTGTTGGGCTACCTCCTGGCAATTATGATGCACCTGTTCTGATATTCACTGGACCGGGTGGAACAAGCTTACCACAGTCTGGCACACAATCTCTGGTGGTTGTTGGGCCGAGAGCACTCACCGTTACGCAAGACCCGATTGACGGCCAGACTGTCACGATTCACGGTACAGCGGAACTAGCAACTGCGGGTGCTCTTGTTGTTCCTGCCGCTGCCAGCAACCCTAACGGTGCAATTTCTCAGACTGCTGCTGTAACGCTCAACACGAATGTAACGCCTAACACTTACACAGTTAGTATTACCCTTCCTGGTGGAAATTACGATTCACCTATTCTGACGTTCTCGAATTATCTTGGGTCGAGTCAGCCTCAGCTTGGTACGTCCGCAATCACGATTATGTCGATTAGCGGCTATCCTCAGGCACCAATGCCAGACAACACGGTGGTGGCAGATACAACCCCTCCTGTGATGGTGGGCGCACTTTCTGTAAGCGGCGTGACGTCAAGTGGTTATACGGTGTCTTGGCAAGCTGCCACGGATAACGCAAGTGTGGCGTATTATGAGCTTGCAACTAACGGTGGAAATTACGCACCGATTGGGAATGTACTGACGTACACCACATCCTCGGCAAACCCTTCTGCTACGTACACTATTAATGTAAGGGCGGTTGACACGTCTACAAACAAGTCAGCGCCGCTGTCAGTTACGGTGACGACTCTAGCAGCAGCGGATACATCGCCACCTGTTATGACAGGGGCAATTGCTGTAAGTAATGTTCTTGCTACTGAGTTTGTAATTTCTTGGCAAGCAGCTTCCGACAATGTCGCTGTTTCTGGATACGAGTATAGCCTAAACAATAGCACCTACGTGGATGTTGCAACAAATCTCACGACGTCTGTTGTAGGTGTTGCTCCAAATACTTCATACGACGTTCAAGTGCGTGCTTACGACCCTTCGGGGAACAGGTCTGCACCACTCACCACAACAGTAAAAACTGCCAATTATGTTCAGTTCAACGGGTTCACCCCAAGTGTGGCGAGAACGATTAGTGTTAAAGCATTGCCCCCGTTGTTCACAGGTGGTAAATGGTGGACTCTGACGGATATCAAACGGCCTCGTGGGCTTAAAGACCCTGACGCTATTATTGATGTTACGTTTGACTGGTCAGATTGGTTGGCAGATATAGGCTCTCCCACGGTGACTGAAGTAACATTCACTTTGAACGGGTTAAGCAGTGTTGGCACGTTCTCTGATGGGAATAAGACTACAGTGTTTGTTTCTGGCGGAACTGCTGGCAGTAGTGCGGCTGTTTCCTGCATGATTAAAACTTACACAAACCCTCCACGGACAGACCAACGTACCGTGTACATAGATATTGCGGAGGAATGATGAAATCTTGTTCTGTTGTAGTTATCAATGAAGCCTTAGACAAGAATGATGTGACGTTCGCAGCAAAACCTCGTGTTGAGCTTAAAGCTGTTCCTTATGGCTTGTCTAAGAAGCAGATTGTTAGGCAGCAGTCAGAGATTGGACAAGAGGCGTTTGCTGTGTTTGAAGCACCTACAAGCCACCCTGCCGAAATTGCAGGGATGGCATTTTTCTTGACAATCTCCAATGCGGGCGGTGTGGTGGCAGAAACCAAAGGTAAGGTTAGTGCGGACCTGAAAGGGTTTGTATCTTTCAAGATTCCTGTATTAGATATTGGCTTCTACTCATACTCTGTCGAGGTAAGGTCCGACGGCTACTCTCAAGTGGCGCTTGAAGGATCGTACGTTGTACAGGCTTAAAATTGACAAGATTGTTCAGCAATGCTATAATTCTTTTCTGTAAGGGAAGTACATGGGAAGTTTCGCAGATTCTCTCAGGCAAAATATAACAAGAGTGCAGACAGAAGTTAACTTTAAGATTAACGCTGTCGCCTACAATCTGTTCACACGCATTGTAAACAATTCCCCTCACGTCGGAGATGGCCCATACGTAGCGGGCCACTTCGTTGCCAACTGGTTCCCCGCTGTCAATAGCTTTGATACGTCTATTACAGGCACTACGAGCAACGGCAGCGACAGTTTGTCTAGGATTGAGGGCATTGTCAAGCCCAGCACAGCATTCTTTCAGAAGGATGGGTTTGTTACGCTGTCCAACAATCTTAGCTATGCGGCTAACGTGGAATTCTTAGGTTGGAAAGCAGGAAAAGACCCGATTAGTGGTTGGACTTGGACGGGGATGCGCAGAGTGTACGCTCCGGTGCAGAGTACATTTACAGCAATCAAAGGAGAGCTATGAATATTAGACAAGAAGTAGAGTCAGCTATCGCCTCCTTCGCTTCGTCACAAAGTCCTGTCATCCCTGTGGCGTATGAAGGGTTGCCATTTACGAAGCCTACGAATTCTCCATATCTGCAAGTTGTGTTCTTAAATAACAATATTACGAACGCCACTGTAGATGCGATGCGCCAGCGTGTTTATGGCTCGTTTCAAATTCACGTGTACGCACCTGATGGTAAGGGGATGAAGCAGCTTGACACTCTTACTGCTGAAATCGCTGCGCTGTTCCCTGTGTACGACAAGACAAAGTATAGCACATTTAGTGTGGAGCAACCACCTAATGTTAGCCCTCCTATGACGGATGCAGCTTTCAGGGTTGCTGTTGTAAGAGTGCAGTATAGGCAAGAGCTATCAAGCTCGTAAAAAGAATGCGGCGATGAGTCGTATAACAAGCATCTTTGCAAAGATAACTTTATTTAAAGGAAATACAATATGAGCGGTTCTCTCGCTATTACTAGCGCAACAACTACCATCTCGGTTTCGACGAGCCTTCCGGCTACCTATGATAGCGCTGGCTATACAGCGTTGACGTGGATTCCTATCGCAGAGGTTTCTAACCTCGGCACTTTTGGCGGTAAAACAACTGTTGTCAAGCACATCCCTTTGGGAACGGCCACTGTGGTGAAGCGTTCGGGTTCGGTTGACTACGGAACGATCAACATGCAGCTTGCCAAGCATAGCGGGACCGACGTAACTGCCCTGCAATCGGCATTCAACTCGCGCGCGTCGACGGCTTTTAAAGTTACCTATCCGGGTTCGATGGGCAGCGATTGCTTCACCGGGATCGTCACCAGCATGCAGGTTAATGTCGGTACCGCTGACGCCATCCTGCAATCGACGGTGGACGTAGAATTGGATAGCCCGATTGTGTCTACGACTTAATTAATCCGAGGGCTTCGGCCCTCTAAACCTTAAGCGCTTTCTGTCAGAGAGCCTTTAATGTTTAAACACTTGTGGAAATAGTGACCGATTATCCTATTTCCGCCTCAAGTGTATCTTATTTATTAGGAGATACACGTTGGGTAAAAAGTTATCGCAAGAAGAATACATAGATCGTTGCGTTCAAGTCCACGGAGACAGGTACAACCTTCAACATATAAATTATATTAACTCCGCAACAAAGGTAAATGTTGAGTGTCGTACTCATGGGATGTTTAGTACGAATGCTGGAACGTTTATGCGAGGAACAGGATGCGCTAAATGTGCATGGTTTCAAAACGGTATTAAGCACCGTATGACGCAAGACGAGTTTGTACGCGCAAGTACAGATATACATGGCGACAATTACTCGTATTTTTGTGTCGAGTACAAGTTAAGTGATGAAAAGGTTAATATTCTTTGTAATGGTTGTGGTGAGATATTCAGCATGACTCCCGAAGCACATTTGGCAGGACAAGGTTGTCGAGGGTGTGGATACAAGCGAAACGGAAAAGGCTCTCAGAGGGGTTTTGAAGACTTTGTTGCCGACTCACGAAGTCATCACGGGGATAAATTCTCTTACGAGCATGTGAAACCGATTTGGGCGGGCAGCAAGAAAACAAAATTTAAGCTGTTCTGCAAAGAACACAAAGAGTGGTTTTCCACAACAGCCCAAACTCATTCAAAAGGTGCAGGATGCCCCAAGTGCTCTAAGATTGCAGGAGGTCTTAAGAACCGTGGCAACACTGACAGTTTTGTAAAAGAAGCGCTTGCCAAGTTTGGTTCCAGCTTTGATTATTCTATGGTTGAGTATATTAAGAATAATGTCAAAGTTAAGATTCGTTGCTTAGAACATGACAGGTGGTTCAATGTAACTCCTAATGCCCATCTACATCCTGATAGTACTGGCGGATGTCCTGCTTGCGCCCGTGCCGGTTACAGTGCAGCAAAACCCGGATACCTCTACATACTGCACGATGATGAGCTTACCAAAGTGGGGATAACAAACAGAAAACCAGAAGTGCGTTGCAAATCTGTTACAAGAGAATCTTGCAAGAATTTTAAAGTACTAAAAGAGTACTATTTCACAGATGGCGAAGTTCCTAGGGCACTTGAGACAGCACTCTTAAGGGAATTGCGCTTGAGTTACAAGCAACCATTAGAGCGCTTTGATGGGTACAAAGAAACCTTTATCCATGTAAACCTCGCATCCCTACTAAACCGCATCGAAGAATTGATTTCGCAACAAACCGCAGCAAAAACTGCTACTAAAGAGCACCACAGCTCTAACAACCAAGCTGCACAAGCAGCATAACATAACTAAAGGAACTCTACCATGACTTTTGAACTTTCCAGCCTTGCTTTGTCCGACGAAACCACTGTACAACTCGTGCACCCTGTTACTGAAGTGCCACTGTTCGCACCTGTGAAGAAAGGTGAAGACCCTGAGTCGAAGCCTGTTCAGGTTACAGTAAAAGGCACTGCATCGCAAGCTTACCGTCGTGCTGTTGACGCTATGATGAAGAAGGCAGCTAAACGCGGTAAGCGTGAAGCGACCCCCGAAGAAATCCGCGAACAAAGCGTTGATTTCCTTGTCGCACTGTCGGTTAAGATCGATAACCTTACACTTGACGGCGAAGCTGTGGATAATCCTGACGCGTTCCGCAAGCTGTATTCGGACGCACGCTTTGACTGGGTGAAAGATCAGGTTAATTCTGCAATTTCGAGTGTCGAAGGTTTTTTGAAACACTAAGCAGTTCTCTCATTCTTTATTCCCGCCAACTGGCTTGGTTGGGGGCCGTCCCCAAGGGAACAGAGAAGAGTCGTATCGAGCTTGCCCAAGGAAACACTTTGGGGGCTCGTGACGATGAAGGCAAACTAATCAAGGCTCCCGCAGAGGTCCAATTACCGGAAATACCGGACCAGTGGACTTACCTGCTGGGGCTTTTCTTCCTTTCAGGACAGGCCATTCAAACAGGAATGGGATTAGCCCCGATATCGTGGCAAGAGATTAAGGCGTTTATTGAAGTTAATGATCTGGACCTCATGCTCTTTGAAAAAGAACTGCTTAAAAAAATGTCTGAAGCTTATTGTGCCGAGTCTCATAGAGCTACAGACCCTCACCGTCCTGCCCCTTATGTTGAGGAAAAGGAGGAAGATGAAATTGATCGTATCGCACAAGCTTTGAGTTTTATGGAGCGCATGCGCCTTTTAAGAGGGAACAATAATGAGCCTTGAGGCATCTAGCCTAACAATCCAAGTCATCAGTCAAGGAATTTCTGATGCCACGAAAGCCCTCAACGACCTCGCCGCAGCTGGCGAGAACGCGGAGAAGAAAACTTCCAAGATTGGTAGCGGCGCTCAAGCCTCTTCCAAAGTTCAAATAGATGCTGCACAGCAAGCCGCTAGTTCCTACAATGCCATCATCGATATGATGACGGAGAAGTCGAACACATTCTATTCTGACAAAGCATTGAAGGCTGCTACGGCTGCACAGCAGGAACTGTTTGATGGGATGGCTCTGGCGGACAAACTGACAGCCGTCGTCCAACAAAGCCAAGCAGACCGTGCAGCTTTGCGTGAGAAAGAGTCGGCTGACATCCGTGCTAAGCAACAACAGCAAATGGATGCTGCACAAGCTTGGTACGCTCAGCAGCAAGAGCTTGCAAATAAGATGAATGCTGTCTTTGACAAAAAACAGTCGTCTAAGCTTGAGAGTGACCACGAAGCAGCTATCTTGGAAGATAAGAAGAGGGCATGGCAATCGTTGGGCCAAGCTCAAGCAGAAGCAATCAAGATTAACAGCCAGATTGAAGCTGCAAACAAAAAGTTAGAGCAAGATCACGGCGCTGCAATTCTTGAGGATAAACGTCGTGCGTGGAAAGCGTTGGGACAAGCTCAGGCCGAAGCAATGGCAATGAATGCCAAGATGGATAGTGATGCTGCCAAGTCTCTTCAACAAGCAAATGATTTCGTAGCAGCATTGAAGCGCCAAGCTGATACGGTAGGAATGACCACTAAACAGTTAAAAGAATATAGTGCTGAGCAGATGCGAGCACAAGCAGCACAGTTGGGTGTGACAGGACAAGTAGAAGGTTTTATCCAAAAAATTCAACAGGCTAAAGGCCCGCACGAATCCTTCAATCTTTTAACAGCAGGCAGCGCTCGTGAGTTGATGGTATTGGGCCACGAGATCAGCCAAGGTCAGTTCCAACGATTTGGAGGCTCCCTTATTGTCCTCGGTGAGCGCATCAATTTCTTGCCATCTCTGCTTGAGAAGGCTGGCACAGCCGCGAGCAGCATGGGTGTGAGTCTCGGTGTATTGGTTGCGGGAGTTGCTGCCAGTGTTGCAACCATTGCCGCCGCCGTTATTACGTACAACCACAGCCGCGTAGCACTTAAAGAGTTGAACGATCAAGCGATCCTTACAGGCCATTCGTTTGGTGCCACTGGCGAAGCAATGTATGAGATGGCTAACAAGATCGGCTCGGCAAACGGTCGGCTTGGTGACACAAGAGAGACGATGATTAAGCTTGCCTCTACAGGCAGGTTTACATCCGACGAGATCGGCATGATTACAGAAGCTGCTGTTGGACTTGAAAAGTACGGCGGTGTTGCAATTGACAACACTATCAAGCAGTTTGAACGTCTTGCTGCTGAGCCTACTAAAGCCAACGTGAGGGGTTTCAAAGGAATCTCTCAAGCTGCTGTCGAATTGAATCAACAACTTGGTTTCCTTGAACCTGCTGTGCTCGCAGAGGTTATTCACCTTGAGCGTATTGGTGATGTTGCAGGGGCATCTGCTGTGGTGATTAAAGCTTTAGCGGAAGAAGAGAAAAAACGTATTGTTGAATTGAAAGGAGAGCTTACCGTTTTTGGACAAGTGTTGGATACTATCACAACCAAGGCCAAAAATATGTGGAACTCACTTTTCAACAAAGGCACTCTGCAAGATCAGCTTTCGGAAGTCACAGAACATATTGTAACGCTGAGCAAAAAGATTGGCAATGGTGGAATGCTTGCAAACAACGGTGTCCTTCAAAACGAGTTGAATGGATACCTTGCCAAGTCTAACGAAATTCAAGACAAAATTGCAGCTAAAAATAAAAAAGAAGCTGACGAAAAACACAAGCGCGATCTCGATAATGCAGCAGACCTCGCACAGATTGAAGTCAGAAACATTCTTGAGCGTGGCAAGTTTGAAAATAAGTTTCAAGAAGATAAAGCGCGACTTGACAAAGCTTTTGAAGATATGCACGCAAGAGGCATCACGACAGGTCTTGGAAGCCAAGAAGCTTACGACCAAGCTCTTGCTGTATTGAAGAAAGCAGACACTCTGAAAGAGTCTAAAGTTAAATCTGACGGGCTGGCTGGACTTAATGAGCATCTGTCCGAGATTAACGCACAATACGAAATTGATAAACGATACTACGACAATCAAGTTAAGTTCATCAATGATCTGCAACAGAAGAAACTTATTTCCAACTCGGCAGCAGAACATGCCAAGTCTGAATTCCTTGATAATGAATCTAAGCTGGAAGAGAAAGCCTTAAACGAGCAACTGAAGATGGTTGATTCGTTTTATTCCAAGGACACCCGGCTTATGGAGGAGGCTGCAACTAAGCGAAGCGAAATCAGGAAGCGTCTTGAACGCAATCAGGCTGACACAGCAATTCGCAAGACAATGGCTGCAACTGATCCTGCTTCTCGTGAGCAAAAAGAGCAAGATGACGCAGACGCTAAAGCTGCTCAAGTGATTAGTCAAATCAATGCTCAGACACAAGCTATTCAAGCTAAAATTGATGCATATAATCGTCTGCCAGAAGCTGCTCGGGCCGCGATCACGAACGAGAAGCAGATGCAGGATGAGTTCACCAAAGCTGAAATTGCTTGGAAAGAGGAACAGATTGACGCCATCTCGAAGATGGGCGAAGGTAGTGCAGAAGAAGTTATTCGTCTGACTGCTGAAAAGAAAGCTCTAGAAGATCGCGCCAAGGCTCAAGAGGCATGGGAAAAAATTCAGGCAAAGATTGTTGCTAACGCCGGTCGTTCAGCCGCATTGACAAAAGTTGCAGCAGAACAATCGCACATGTGGAAAGACATCGGAAGCGAGATTGAAAAATCTCTGACGACAGCTTTTGGTAATGCAGGAAATGCTGCTGGAAAGATGTTTAAAGCTTTTGCTGAAGGTCAAGCAGACGCAATCACTTTGACAGACAAAGCCCGTGTTGTCAGTGAAAACAAGTCATTGAGTGAAGAGGAAAGAACTAAACAACTCAACGACATTCGTTTGCAAGGGGCTCAAAACCAGCTCGGTATGTATGGTGACATGGCAGATGCCGCCTCGATGTTCTTTGAGAAAGGCTCGACAGGTTATCAAGCAATGGCTAAAGCTGCGCAAATTCTGCACACTGCTGAAGTTGCACTGAGTGTCATCAAAGGTGTCAACGCCATCCTGACGCAAGGTGAAGGTGATCCGTACACAGCTTTTGCTCGCATGGCTGCAATGACAGCAATCGTAGCTGGACTTGGTGTCGCAGTGACAGGTGGTGGCAGCGGCGGAAGTTTCTCTTCAGCAGACCA